CGTCTATATTTGCCTGCAACTGTGTATCGGCAGCTTTGCGTTCACTGGTTTCTTGGGCAAGATCGTTTTGCAAGGATGTGATATTTGATTCTGCCGTTCCCATACGGGTAGTCAGCCCAGAAATATCCGTATCGTTTGCCGTAATCTGTGACTGAAGATTTGTATCTGCCTGTTCTCTTGCGGTTTTTTCCGCGTCTATATTTGCCTGCAACTGTGTACGTCTATATTTGCCTGCAACTGTGTATCGGCAGCTTTGCGTTCACTGGTTTCTTGGGCAAGAGCCGCATTAACTTTTCCGATCTCGTCATCGATCTTTGCATATACGGCCTCAAAAAGCTCCTTGTGCGCTTCCGGGTCGGTGTTATGCATATGCGTATACAGGTCATTGAACTCAACCGAATCCGGCAGTATTTGACCGCCGGTGATTTCAAAGGAATATAGGGTGGTGCTGTTCATCGGCATGTATTCCTGTGAAACAAAAATCGGATCATCTGTTTCGCTGATAGGTTCAACACCGGGACCAGCGCTGCGGTAATTTACGTAATATTTGCCATCCGGCGAACCCCCGACTGTAAAGGTATGATTGAACTCCCTTTTTTCATAGTTGTCGTAGAGAAACCCAGTCAGCGTGCAGGATTCCGAATTCGCGTCAAGTTCAACCTGAATCAAATACGGAACGGTATGGATAAGATAGTCGACGATTTTATCCATTTTCCACATAGCATGTGCAATCATCTCGTCATAGGTCATTGCATCGGTAAGAACGCCAGGAATCACGCGGTTCCAGCAATACGGATTGCCGGGCACAGGATGAAAGAAAGCCATAATAAAACCCCCTTAATTAAATACATATAGAAACAGGTCACGCACGGCCTGATCTTCCAGGATCATTTTGGTCACATTCAGGAAAGTTTCGCGGTACTTGATTAGCAGGTCGGCGGGCGAATAATTGCCCATGATACCCGATTTGTTGCTCGTGAACGTTTCCAGCTTTTTCCCCAAAGACGCCAGTTTTTCGAGCTTAGTTGCGTTTCCGTTATCGGTTACTTTTCCCGTCTCATCCGACGATTTCTCAATTGCATTTGTCGAGTTGTACGTTACCGTATCGGTTCCGGTCTTTTTGTCTGAGCCATTCTGCGTGGTATCGTCCGACTGATTGAGCGAATCGTTAGTTTTGTTGAGCGCGGTTGCATAATCCAAATCCGCAAGTACGCCCTGAGGGGTATCGCTGTATAGCTCCGACTTATTGTCAGTGCTCGTTAAAGTGCGTTCTGAGGTGCTTTGCGTCGTAGTCGTGGTATTGTATTCGGTGCTGTCATCGCCTGTCTTTTTGGCCGTTTCTGAGCCTGTTACAGCGGTTGTGGTATCACGGGTGTTTGTTGCCGTTGTATCAATGTTATTTGTCGCGTTATTTTCGTCATTGATTTCACGCGTAAACGTTTCATCCATGATGTAATTTCGCAGCGGCTCAATGGTCAGCAGGGTTGATTCATACAACTGGTTATAGTACGGCATAATGAGATTCATTACTTCATCAAGACGGAACTCCCACAACGCCGGCGTTTCCAGCCCGAGGTCATACATGAAGAAATGCTTGATAAACTGTGTTTCAAATTCGGCCTTTTTATTCTCATCAAAGAACGGATATTCAAAATCGAATATCTTCGGCCGGGCGTACTCAATCTGTTCCTTTGCGGTTGGCCATTGAGCCGGGTTGTCTTGGTTGAGGTACTGCACCAGACGGCGTAAGGACATAGTTACTGGCATCATCGTTCACCTCCTTTAGAATATCCTTGTCGAGGACATCGGACATAATGCCGTCGCCATAGTTGATAAGAGTACGAAATTCTACCGACACATTTAGTCCAAACTTCTGATTGATTTGCTCGCAGGCTTCTTTTCGTGCGTTCAACATCACTAAGCGTGACATCTCAATCTGCTGGATATTACCGTCCGCTTCTGCTGTAATTAACCGTTCCCGCTTTTCGCTGTTCAGGTTTCGAATGCCAAGGAACAGCATAGCTTCATCCCAAATCTGCTTTTTGTATACCTGCGCTTTATCGACAAGATACGGAGCAGATGTATTCACCACCTGAAACTTATCGAGCATATCTACGTGTTCATCTACGAACACAACCGGGACGTTCCCTTCATATTGCTCATAGGCGTTCATCACGGACAGGTACTGATCCCGCGTGCAGCGGATAAACAGCGGTGTCTTGCAGCTATTCAGGTTTACCCGCTGGAACCCTTCCACTTCGGCCATACGCCGTGCGTAGTCTACGAGCATCGGCGCTGTCGGCATTCTGACATAATTATTATATATCATAACGCCCTCATCCGCGTCAATATCTTTATTGAACGCCCCATTGCCGTTGACAGCGAACAGGTGTATACGCGTTGGTTCAAGATAGATATCCCTGGGAGATGCGATAGTACATTCCATTACAGAATATTTATCCATGAACGCTTTGGAAAAACAAGCATAGCCTTTCCAGCACAGTACGCGCTCGATAAACTTTTCCGGTATGCCGTCCGGCAGGTTGTTCCACTTGAACATATTGAGCGCATAGTTGGTCATTTGATAGAAATACTTTTGTCCATATTCGTTCAAGTCGTATGCCGGAAATGCCAGGCCGTCCGCATAAGTCGGTGCAAAATTGACCGGCTGTTTGTTTTTTCGTCTGCTCATCTTTTCACCTCCTTAAGACGTTACAATCGGATTATTGCCGTTCCGGTAGTTTCCTACATCAGACGTATTCCACAGTGTAATCCCCCGCTGGAACTTTGCCCGGATCTCATCCAGCGCCGTCTGCGGAATATTCCCTGTGATATTGCATACGGGCATCTTATAGTAGTTATAATACTGCCGTGTTCCAAATTCGGGAACCTTCAATTCGTTTACCTTATAGCCGAACATGGTAAAGTAGTTGTCAATTTTCTCCGCGTCACTGCGCGTTGGCTGGGAGACATAGCATTTAAAAACTTGCCTGCCGCACCCGAATTTTGATGTTGAATTTGACTGAGATAAAAGAGGGTCAGGCTGTCTTTGAGCATCTAATCTTGATGCAGCAGTAGTTGCAAGCGTTGCGGCGCCAGAAGCGGCTAATCCTATACCTAAACCAGCGCCAACGCCTGTGGCTGTTAATGTGATTCCACCTAAAAACTGCAATATACCCAGAACGCTGGCCGTGGTACTGCTTGATAAATGCCCCGCAAGCCACGATAAATAGTAATCTCCCTTTATAGCTGGAACAGGAAATTGCGAAAGTGAAATTGTATACGCTTCATCAGCGAGCGCGTATGTGCCATTTACCCTATCTGTATCCAGTGTTAAATATACTGCCGCATCTGGAGCTATTGCGCATTCCAAATTATATCCTAGTTTTGTTCCACCGCTTCTATCAAGTAATTCCGGCCGAATGTCTAAAGTTTCACCATTTAAATTACTAATAGTAAATTTATAATACTGACTGGTATACATCTTTTGATTATGGGCGACGTAACCATTAGGTAAATATGTCCCTAAATCTGCGACAACATGGTGCCTTACAGCCTGCAATAAAAATGAAGTGGGGCTGCCCGGATCTAGATCGAGGATTACGCCATATTGAGTTTCATCGCTTCCTACATTATAATAAGGCGCGCGTTTTAATGCTAATGCAGGAACGGTAAATATGCCTGCAATAGTATTTATTTTTTCGCCAAGATGATTAACAAATGCTGACATTATATCTGCTATTGCGTGCGCATCATATGGCGGAATATCGTTTATTGCATATGCTGTTGTCCAAAATACGACATTATTTGGTACGCCATTAACAAGAGATACTGTCGGTTTTCCTTCAACAGGGTTTTCTGTTAGCATTATAATAGGCGCGAGTTCAAACGATCCCGTATTACTATCAACATATGGCAAATCAAGATCAACATTGCCCTTTATTACCAGAGGTGCGTTTATATCTTCAATCAGATAATGCGCACCACGTGTGTCATCCTTCACATGCTCGCGCTCGATATAGCAATCCTTCCATGTGATATCAAACATATAGGTCTGATACGCATCGATTTTAAAATGTACAAAAGTTGTGTTCGGGTTCTTGTATTCAAACTCGGTGATATAGGCATAGAACCATTTATTCCCGGTAATGGCATTCCGATAGCGGAGATAATTGCAATTTGTCACAATCGCGTCGTAATCATCGTCAACCCGGAAATATGCGTTTTCCCGCTGGTATGT